CCCTGCTGTAGATTACGAAGCAGAAGCAAAGAAGTTTCAATCTATGTATGATCGTGCTCAAGCCGAGAATGCAAAGTTACAACAAGGTGCTCAACTACTTCAATTACTAGAGCAAAGACCTGATCTTGTAAAAACTCTTGAAGACGGTATAGCTAACCCACAAGGTCAAAACCAGAGCACTCAAGAAGTAGCTCCCGCTGTTGATGACTTTAATCCTTGGGATGCCTTTACGAATGATAACTCTGAATCAGGTAAGTATGTTAATCAAAAGATTAATAGCAAAGTTGATCAGTTGGTATCTGAAAGGTTAGCCCAGCAACAGCGACAGATGCAAGCTGAGATGCAAATGCAAAATACGGTAAATGAATTACGAGGAACATATAAGTTGTCAGATAATGACATCCAAGACTTCTTGCAGTTCACTACCCAACCAAAGGAGCAAGTAGGTTTAAATAACTTAGTAAAACTCTGGCAGATGCAAAGCGGTACTTCTGTTGCGAACAACGATACAATGGAAGCGGTAAATGCGGCTAAACAAGCACCCAGAACTGCTGGTGTACTTCAAGGACAAGCTCCTCAGTCTCCAAAGACTGATTCAGACAAAGCTTTTGATAGCATCATGGGTTCTGGCAGTGGAGCGGCTTTACCATAATAATAAACACATACTAAGAGGTATATAAATGGCAATATCATTCAATACTGGATCATTAAAATCCAGCGATATTACTGCTCAAACTTCTGATGCAGGTGTAGGACAAAGACCCGATAGAAGACGGATTTTTAATTTTGGCGACAGAGTTGCTGAATTAACTCCGGAAGAATCACCATTCTTCGTCTATCTAAACAATGTCTCTAAAGCACCTACCGATGACCCAGTGTTCCGTTACCTAGAAAATAGGAATAAAATCAGCTTTACAGATCGTTCTTTTCTAATTAAAGGTGCAGTTGGCACTGTTGCCGCAGGTTCTTCGTATTCATCGTATTCATTTACTGTAGATACTGCGGGTGGAGCGGCTGTTGAATATTTGGTTAAGGGAATGGTTTTTGCTGTCGGAACAAAAGACGACACAGCAGGATATGGTCAAGCATTAGTTAGGGTAGATTCAGCTATTACTCATGGATCTAGCTCATCATCTTTTACTGGAAAAGTAATTGATGTATCAGCAGTTACAGATAGTAATATTCTTTCTAATAACGATGAAGCACAAATTATTGGAACTTCATTTGAAGAAGGTTCTGGTTCTCCAGATGTTTTCTCAAGTGAAATTGAAGATGGATTTGGCTATACTCAGATCTTTAAAACAGCGGCTGAAATGACAAACACAGCATACGCTACACGCTATCGTGGTTATCCCGATGAGTGGAGTCGTATCTGGGCTACTAAGCTCAGAGAGCATAAGATTGACATTGAAAGAGCTATGCTCTTCGGTCAAAAAGCTCGTGTAGGTGGTATTCAATACACTGAGGGTCTAGTAGGGCACATTCTTAAGAACGTAAGCCCTGTTGTAAATGACAGTGCTTTTAGTTACTCTTCTGGAAGTGCTTATCATAGAAGCGTAGCACAGTCTGAGATGACTTACGATAGATTACTTAGTGATCTTGAAGTAATTTTTGATCCGGCTCGTGGTGGTGCTTCTGATAAGTTAGTACTTTGCTCACTACCAGTAATTACATTCTTTAATAAAATGGGTAAAGATGCTTTCCTAAGTAGTTCTTTAGCGTATAATTCCAATGCGGCATTAAGCGGTGGAGCTACTACGACAAATCAATCTCCAATGCGTTATAATATGTCTGAAAGACAAGGTGCTTTTGGTCATAGCATAATGGTAATTGATACAATTCATGGAAGACTAAACCTAGTTAAAGAGCCTCTATTTAGAGGTCAAGCTTCTGGCTTTATGCTAATGGCTGATATGAGTCAACTAGCTTACAGACCTTTAATTGGTAATGGTATTAATCGTGACACACAAGTAATGACTAACGTACAGTCTGCTGATGAAGATCTAAGAAAAGACATGATCTTAACTGAAGCAGGTTTAGAAGTTACTCTTGCTGAGTCTCACGCATTATACAACCTAGAAGGAGTATAAGATGAAAGCAGATAGTCTAAATAAATCAAGTGGTGCTTACATAGAAAGATCTAATGTTAAGCCAAATCACTCTCAACCTATAATTGCTTCTACTACTACATTTGATGCTTCAGATGTAGGATCAGATCACATTTTAAGTGTTGATTGTGTTATCACCTTACCAGCAACTTCTGTTGGTTATGTTTACACTTGCATTGCTGGTGCTGACGATGTTGAAATAACACTCAGTCCAAATGCTAGTGATAAGTTCTTAGGTGGTTGCGGTTTAGCGGCTCAAGCTGATAACAAAGACTTAATTTACTCTAATGGTAAAGAAGGTGATTGTGTTCAGGTTGTAGCAGATGGTACACATGGTTGGTACGTTACTCACCTTTCTAGTTCAGGCAATGTATCTATAGAGTCTTAATCCGAATACATAAGGATAACAGTTTATAGTACTGTGGGGAGGTTCAATAAAAGTTCCTCCCCAAAACTATGAAAGAATTAATTATGAAAAAGAAATGTATACATTGTAACCATCCTAATAAAGAAGGGTGGTTTTATTGTAAGAAGTGCGGTAAGAAAGCTTCAGAAAGTATATTTACTACTAATATGTATATGATGTCTGATATGGGTAAACGTACAGATGTAGAAATATCCGCACAAAGCATGGATCAAAATGCAAAAGAGATGAGAGAAAGACTTTATGGCAACATTTGAGGCACAGGTAGAATCATTAGCTTCTATTTCTATAGATGGTAGTAGCACACCTACTCAAGCAGAGCTTACACAGTTCTTAACAGATGGTGCTAAAGAGATTATAAATTCTTTGCCTAAAAGCTTATTAGAAGATTGTGCTGATGTAACTACATTAAATAATTCTACTCCTACTATGACTAATGTAAATCAAAAAGGTTTAGTGTTATCTGTACTTAGAAATGATCAAA